TCTAAATCTTTTGAATTACATTTTAAATGTAAAATAATATTAGGTTTTAATTCTTCACTATTTATTGATGGTTTTATATTTTCAATTATTTTTCCTCCTTTTGGTTTTCTTCCTCTTTTTTTTGGAACTTTTTCTAGATCTTTTGTAACATCATTATTTTCTTCAATAATTTGATTTTCAATATTATCAGATATATTTTCACTTTTAACTATATTATCTGATTTAGGTTTTCTTCCTCTCTTTTTTTTTTCAGTAGATATCATATATTTTAAAATACTTTTTATAATTTAAATAGTTTTTAAAATATATTTAACTTAAAATCCAGTTAATAGACTTATTAAAACAGAGAGACCTAATATTTGCCAAATACTTGTTATTGGTTTGATACCTGGAATTAATTTTATTAAAATGTTATTCCATAACCATCTTCCTAAAAATAATACAAAAACTAACCAAACCACCATTCCAATAAATAAACCTAACATTTCTTTGCCATTAACTTTATTGCCCGATAAAGCTTTAGCTCCTCCTTGGAGTAATGTTTTCATTTATATATTAATAAAATATAAAAATTGATATTATAATTATTTTTAATAAAATATTAAATGAGTAATATAATTAGTATAGATACTAGAGTTTTAAATTCCCAATATAAATTAAAAGTTATAAAATTTTATATTTTACTTGAAGAAATACTTGAAAATATGATAAATAATATTATTTGGGTAACAATAAATGATGATTTAGATTTATGTGTTAATGAAATAAGTAATTTTATAGCAATAAATAGACTATTTGAAGATACAAATGAATTTTTGTTAAATATAAGTAAGGAATATAGAGAAATAAAAAATAGAGATTATGAACCCAATAGTATTTATGCCGAATTTTAACATTCTTTCAAAGATAATTCCAGAATTTTATCAAACTCATCATTATAATTTTTTATATTTTTATTTTCAATCTCTAAACTTTCTATTTTCATTTTTAGATCTTTAATTTCTTCTCTCAATCTTTCATTATTAATTTCTTCTTTATAATTATTTTTTGCCTGACTTCTTAAAAAGTTTTGATGATCATTAGTTAGCCAACTTACTTTTGCCCATTTTTGTGTTAAAATTTCTAATTTTTCTAATTCTTCAGATCTTTCAACTAGTTGAGAATGATAGATAGAAGATTGTTTTTTAACATCAACATAAATTTTTTCTAATTTATCAATTACATAGTTTATTTCTTGAGATATATTTTCTATCACACCCATAAGATCTTCTTCTTTACAGAATTTATTATTACATTTTCTACAAATAGGAATGTATGATTCACTAGATCCAATTAAAACAGTATCTTGACTTTCAATTAATCTATGACTAAAGATAGCTTTAGTATCTATCCCTTTTTGTAAACATAAAGTACATTTAGCATGTAATTTTGTAATTTTATCACAAATAGGAATTAAATCGAGAATTTGACCAAATTTTTTTTGTTTAAAGTCACCATCTAACCCAGAAATATAAATATATTTATTTTGATTTAATAGTTTTTTAGTAAACTCAGATAAATCTTGAAAGAACTGACCTTCATTAATTAATATATTTTTACAATTTTTATAATCGTCATGTTTAATATCCATAAGTTTTTCTGCCATTATAGAAATTGGCATACATTTACCATTATGTGCTACTATATTAGTATAACTATATCTATTATCTAAATTATGATTAATTACTAAAACATTTTCTCCCTTATCATTTAATTCATTAAATTTATTTATAAGAAATAATGTCTTTCCAGAAAACATTGGTCCAATTACTAATTCCAAAAATCCAGAATTGTCAATATTTTCCATATCTATAATTTTATATTATTTATTTTTAATTTCAATATTTTTTTAAAAATAAAATTATAATTTAATACTATTAACTATCGTTGTAGCATCTATTTTATTATTTGTAATCTTTTTTTTTAATTCTTCAAAGTCTAAATTAGGAAATGCATTTAAAAGTGTAGTTTTTGCTTTATCGAGACTTTCAGAAGTTAAAATAAATTGACATCTTCTATCATAATGTTTAATTATATGTAAAATATGTAAATATATAGTATTTTCATTAATTTTAGAATGAATTTCATTTTCATTTTTAAGATTTTTATAAATATTTTTAAGATTTTCTATTATTTCATCACTATTATCACCAAATATACCGATAGTTTCTTTTAAAAGAACTAAATCTTCATGTAAATTTTTCTGAGTATTTTCTAGAGAATCTATATTATCCTCTAGTTCATCTATATTTTCTTTTAATTCTTCATTATTTTCTTTTAACTCTTCATTTTCTTCTTTTAAGACATTAACAGATTTTTGTATAGTAGCTCTTAATCTCATTCTTTTAATTGAACAAAGAGATACTGTTGAAAATACACCACATAATATATAACCAACACCAGTTATATTATCAATAAAAAACCAAGCAGCAAATCCAAAACCAAAACCACCTAAAATGAATAAAAATAATAAACAATCAGTAATTTTTTGACAAAAATTAGTTTCTAATATATTTCCAGATAAAATGCTATACATTGAAATTTCAGGAATTTTGAATGTTTTTGAGTTGTTTTCATCCATATTACTATTAGAATTTATTATAGTGTTTTGATCATTTTCAACGTTTTGTGAAGTATCAGTCTCCATAATATGTAATAAAATAATAAAATAATTATTTAAAATTTTTTAATTATTATTGGTAGTATTATTTTTATTTGCAAATTTATTATTTTTTTCAATAAAATTATTATTATTACGTGATAGATTTTCAATTTCTCTAATTTCATCATTAAGGGATTGTTGTATTGGGATAGAAACGCAGAGACCCATATAATTTTATTAATAAAAAAAATTAAATATATTTTTAATTAAAATAGAAAAAATTAATTAAAAATAACAACATAAAAAAAATAAATGCAAAAAGTAAATAATCATATTCCTTGGGTTGAAAAATACAGACCTTCAAATTTTAATGATATTGTATTAAGTGATATTAATAAAACAATATTTGAAAATATATTAAAAGATAATTATTTTCCGAATTTATTATTTTTTGGTCCACCGGGCACAGGTAAAACAACAACAATAATTAATTTAATAAATGCTTATCAAGAAAAGAATAATGAAAAAAAAAAAGGATTAATGATACATTTAAATGCATCAGATGAACGAGGTATAGATATAGTAAGAAATAATATTAATAATTTTGTAAATTCAAAAAATTTATTTAATAAAGGTACAAAATTTATAATATTAGATGAAGTAGATTATATGACAAAAAATGCTCAACAAGCTTTAAAATATTTATTAGAAATAAATAATGGTAATGTTAGATTTTGTTTAATTTGTAATTATATAAGTAGAATAGATGAATCATTACAAAATCAATTTATGAGATTAAGATTTAATCAATTACCCTCACAGGAAATAATAAAATTTTTAGAAAATATAAATAATGAAGAAAAATTAAATTTTTCGAGAGAAGAGCTTGAATCTATTCAAAAATTATATCAATCAGATATTCGTAGTATGATTAATTATTTACAGTCAAATCAATTAAATTATAATAATAAAAGAATAATTAATGATGAAATTTGGGAAAAATTAATAAATAAAATCAAAATAAATAATGATTTAATTTATTTTAGAAAGGAATTATTAGAAATAAGTGAAAATTTTGAACTAGAGATTAAAAATATTATTAAAAGTTTTTTACAATATATAATATTAAATTATCAAATAACAACAAATTTTCTTAGTGAAATAGAAATGTTAGTTCATCAAACTGATAGTAATTCAACATATTCTATTAGTTATTTTTTTTATTGTTTAAAAAATTTTTTTAATGAAAATTAGTTTTCTATTTCACTAGATACATCTGAAAATCTTGCTAATCTATTTTTTAATCTAATATTCCATTCATTAGGAGGAGAAGAATCTCTTGGATCAAATATTTGGGATGTAACCATATAGGCTTCATCATCAGCTAATTTATATAAATTTTCTTTACTAATATTTGTTGGTATTGGAATACTTTTAGACCTAGGAAGTTCTTCCTTAATAGGTATTTTAACCGATACTTGTTGAACAAGAGAAGCCATTTATTTAATAAAAGAAAAAATAATTGAAATATATTATTTAAAGAAATTATTATAAAATAAAATATGTCCGATGTAGATGAAGCTTGGGAAGAATTCTTAGATATTGGTCAAGATATAAATTTAGAGAGTTCCGAAAAAAGTGAAAAAATGAATATAAATAAAATAGGTAAAGAAGAAATTCCTAAAGCATCAGATATATATATCTCAACTAAAACAATAATAGGATTTTTAAATAGTTCAATAAATCTGAATGATATATTTTGGAAATTAAATATTTTGAATTATCATGAACAAAAAGAAGGAATAATTAAAAAACAAATAAAAATTAATTCATCTACACCTGAAGAATTAGAGATAATGAGAAATAAGTTAAAAAATTTAGAATCTGTAGATGAGCAGATTATAAATCATATTGAGAATCCAAATGGAAGAATTAAATTTAGAGATACAAGAAAAATTAGTATTGGAATTTGCAAAAAAGATATTCTAAGTTATAGATCAAAAAAAAAAGGTGCATTTTATAATTGTTTTGTAGTAATATTAAGAGTACTATATGAAGATATATTTAAAGAGATTCATATTAAAGTATTTAATACTGGAAAATTAGAAATACCAGGTATACAAAAAGATGGATTACTAAAATGTAGTATTAATTTATTAATTAATATTTTAAGACAAATAACTGGTAATAAAGAACTAAATTATTTAGAAACTTCTGAATCAACTGTATTAATTAATTCAAATTTTAATTGTGGTTTTTATATTGATAGAGAGAAATTATTTAATATATTACGTTTTGATTATGGTATTAATAGTTGTTATGATCCTTGTTCTTATCCTGGTATTCAATGTGAATTTTATTATAACAAAGAAAAGATAGAAAATGATGGTAAACAAGAATTTAAACAAGAAAAATCAGAAAATAATATTCTAAAAATATCTTTCATGATTTTTAGAACAGGAAGTGTTTTAATAGTTGGAAAATGTAATGAAGATATATTAAATTATATTTATAATTTTATTAAAGAATTATTAGCCAAAGAGTTTTTAAATATTGCGACAGAAGTCTTACCTAATAATAATTTACAAAAATATAAAAAAGCAAAAAAAAAATTTATTACTATTAATACTTAAAAATATTAACTATTTTAATTAATATCTATTAAATTATCTATAAATTTTTTTGGTGTTTTATTAATAATTTCTTTAATGTTAGATTGGTTAAGTTGTTTTAAATTTTCTTCATTAATTTTATTTTTTCTTAATTTATTAAATAAAATTTCCAAATAAATTTCTATTTTTTCAAAAGAACTTTTATTTTCTTTTAAATAAATAATTAAATGAGATATAAATAAATCAATAAATAATAAAACTAGTTTAGAATATTTAATATTATTTTCTTGTGAAAAACTTTTTAATGAAAATAAGTTTACTATTTGAGTTAGAATATTAAAATTTATTTGATTTATTTTTTGTAAATTAGATTTATAATCTTCTAAACTAGTAAATTCTTCATCTTCTAGATTATAATTATATAATTTAAGTAAAATACCATAAAAGTTATTAATAATATCTAATTTTTCTTTTTCTCTGCATACAAAATCTTTTTTAATATTATTATCTATTTCAAATATAGTTTTTTTATAAACAAATAATGAAGCATCCTTTCCATTTAATTGTAAAAAACTATGGTTTTGATTGTCAATTTGACTAACAAATTCTATATAAATATAGTAACTTTTTTCAGTATGAAAATAAGTTGTTGGTAAACTTCTTGTATACATAAGAATAAATAAAAATACAGTGCTTATAGTTTTTATTCCATTTAATAATAAATATTTATAATATTTTTCATTATTAATTTTAATATTTTCAAAAAACAAGTTTTGATAATCTTCTATTAATGAAACATATTTTTGTAAAATTATATCAATTGAATCTTTTAACTTAGAATTATATATTTTTGGATCATTAAGTGAATGTGAGTTTATTGATTCTGGTAATTCAGACATAACTGTCATTTTATATTATAATTATTTTTATTTTAATTTTAATATTTTAATTAAAAGAAATATTATTTATATAAATTAGTATTTAAAGTTTATAAAAATAAAGGTATATAAATGACGACCACTGAAGAAAGTAGTTATAGATTGCCAAATAGCACACTTTGGGAACACGTTGCTAAAATTGCTATAGTAGAAGATAGACCTATTATGTTAGATTATTGGGTAGACTCTTTAGATAAAAAAGCTTTAATTGGAGTTAGAGAAAATGGAGAAAAATTACTAGTTAAAAATTCAGAAGAATATACAAGTCCTATTTCAAAAATTTATAAAGTAGCTGATTCATACATCATTTGCACAGAAAATTCTATTTATTTAGCTCATTCTGAGATTCCTACTAAAAGAATTTCATAAATTATTCTAATTTAAAAATATATGATATACTTGATTAAATTGAAATCCCATAATAAAAATTATTGTTATTGAAAACACTGCAATCCAAAAATCAGCATTTTTAATAGTGAAAATTCCTTTTTTGAGTGAAGGAACTCCCATAGATTCAAAATTCATTCCAAAAAATCCAGTTATGAAAGTTAACGGTAAAAAAATTGTAGCAACTAGAGTTAAAATATTATTTGAAAAAAAGTCTAAATATTTACTTTGATGATCTAAATATTTAATATAATGATTAATAATATCTATTACTTGTTTCTGTTTTTTTGGATCATTTGCATAATATCTAAAATAAAATATATAATATTGCCATAAATCATCTGAAACATTTTTTATCTCAACTAATTTCCATGTTTGTTTTTTATTTATAAATTCTATTATTTCTTTTAAACTATGTTTGGGACGGTTAGTCAATTTATCACCAGGATCAAAAATATTAAATTTACTTTCTAAATTTACCATAATAGATCCTGAACTATTTATATTATTTGGATCATTTTCAATTACTTTATCATAATCTTTATTAATATTTTCCATATAATATTAATAAAGATAAATTATTTATCTTGAGCATATCTTAGTGTATAAGCTTCTGCATTTAAATTATGTTTTTCTATATTATTCTTATACAAATCGGCAATTTCTGGCATTAAAGGATCATCTGGATTAGGATCATCCATTAAAGAACAAATACTTAATAATATTTTACTTATTGTAAGAGCAGGACTCCATTGATCTTTTAATATATCTAAACATATTCCTCCACTACTGTTAACATTACAATGATAAATACGAGTTATAAATCTAATTTTTGGAGGATGAAATGGATAATCTTCTGGAAAATTAATTTCTAATTTAAATATTCCTCCTTTATATGGACTATTTTCAGGTCCAATTATACTAGCATCCCATTTATAAATATTATCATCATTTACACCTGCAGAGCAATTATATGGTGGATTTTCTGTTATTTCTTGTAATTCTTTTTGGATTCTTTTTAAGGTGCTCATATAAATTATTTAAATTTATTTATTTAAATAATTTATATTAAATATTTGATTATAATATTTCTTTTAATTTTGTTTTTTGATAACTAGATAATTGGTTTGGATAATTAATATTAAATATTATTATTAAATTACCTTTATAATTATCTCTTTCCATCCCCAGATTATTTATAATTTTTTTTTCATTATATTTTATTATATATTCACCATCATTTTTTATTATATATTTTTTTTCATTAAGATGTTTAACTTCAAAATCAAATCCACATAACGATTCTTTTAGACTTATATCCTTATAAAATAGTAAATCTAATCCATTTCTTTTAAAAAATAAATGATCTTTAATTTTAATTTGAATTTTAATATCTCCAAAAACAATATTGTTATATATGTTTCCTTTATTTTTAATAATTATTATTTCATTATTATCTATTCCTTTATTTATTTCAACATATATTCTTTCACGTTCATTTGTAACATTTCCCCAATAATAATTATATTTTTCAATTTCAACAGGAATCATACCTCCTTTATATGATTCTTCTAATGAAATTTCTAATTCTTTATTAATAGTTTCAGGTATAAAATTATTAAAATTTTCATTTTTAATATTAATCATAGTATTTTCAGTCTCTCTATTTTCAGTATCAACAATATTTGTTTTATTATTTATTTGATTATCATAAATTTCTTTTCTTACTGGATCAATTAATATTTCATATGCATTTAATATTGCTTTATATTTGTCTCTAACTTCAGGATTTTTATCTTTATCTGGATGATATTGTAAAGATAATTTTCTAAAAGCTTGTTTTATTTTATTTTGATTAGAATCATTTTCTATATTTAAAACTTGATATAAATTTTCATTAATAGTTTTTAACATATTAACTAATAAAAACAAAAACTTAAATAGTTATTAACGAATTATTATTATGTTAGATTCTTTAATTTTTAAGTATACTCCAAAAATTATTAATGATTTAGAAATTAATGATTCAATAAAAATACTTTTGGAAACATTTATTAAAATGGATAATCTTAATTTATTATTTATTGGAGATTCTGGTTCTGGAAAAACTACATTAATTAATGTTTTAATTAATGAATATTATAAAGATATTCCAGAAAATTTAAAAAATAACAATATTTTAATTATTAATAGTTTAAAAGAACAAGGAATTTCATATTATAGATCTGAAGTAAAAACTTTTTGTCAAACTACATCAAGAATACCTAATAAAAAAAAATTTTTAATATTAGATGATATTGATATTATCAATGAACAAAGTCAACAAGTATTTAGAAATTGTATAGATAAATATTCACAAAATATACATCTTTTATCTTCTTGCATTAATCCTCAAAAAGTAATAGAAAGTATACAATCTAGAATAAATATCGTTAAATTAAATCAATTTACAGATAATCAATTAGAAAATATATTTGATAAAATAAAAATTAATGAAAAAATAACTATTGATGATGAATCCAAAAAATTTATAATTTCAATTTCTAATAATTCAATTAGAATATTAATAAATTATTTAGAAAAATTTAAATTATTAAAACTTCCTATTAATTTACAGTTAGCTCATAAAGTTTGTACTAATATTTTATTTATTAATTTTGATAAATTTAGTAGTTACTGCAAGAATAATGATATAAATAAAGCAATTAAAATTATATTTGAAATTTATAATCAAGGATTTTCTGTTATGGATATTTTAGATAATTATTTTATTTATATAAAATTAACAAATTCTATTGATGAAGATTTAAAATTTGAAATTATTAAAATAATATGTACTTATATCACAATCTTTCATATAGTTCATGAAGATGAAATTGAATTATTTCTTTTTACAAATAATATAATATCTGTATTTAATAAATAGATGAGTCAAATTTTTAAAACTAAACCTTCTATTAATATTTTATTTGATTTATTAGAGAAAATTTGTAAAAATGACCAAAAATTTTATATTATAGATAAAGCTTCTTATAAATTAGGAATTTATAATAATGAAATTGATAATATGTATAAATTATTAGAACCCTATTATTTTAATGGTAAAAAATTTTATATAAATAGAAAACATGATTATAAACATTTTTTAACTGTTGTAAGACAATTATGTAATATTAATAATATACCATATAATTATTTTAATGAATTTGATAAATCAACCTATAGTATTGTTTATAAAATTTTTAAATATTTAGATTAATTTAAAAATATTTTTCTTTTATCACCTTACTTTTATCTACAACCATACCACCTCCCCAACCAAATAAAAAGAACATAAGATGATATACAAATAAGGTTATAATAAATGTAATAATAATAGATATTATTAAACTAAGAGTAGTACCTTTTTCTACATTTTTATAACCAAATGTATTATCTAACCATTTACCTATTCCTTTTCTAAAACCAAATTTATTTTTATTAATTTCTAAACGAACATGTACAGCAAATGATGCAATTAATGCTCCAACTATTGCATATAACATAAAAGCTCTAAAATAATTAGTCGAAGGATATTCAATTACTGGTATTTTAAAAAATTTTTTTTCCATAATAATATTTAATTAGAAATTATTGTTCAATTAATAGATTTTTTGATAGTTGAGTATTTGCATTCAATACATCTTGTATATTTAAATATACAAACCAATTATAATTATTTCTTTTTAATAATTCTTCTCTAGAAAAATATATTCCATATTTATTATCTGTGAAATTAATAAAGGTTGAACCTAATAATCGATCTATATTTACTAGACTTCCAACTTTATCTTTGCTTCCTAATAAATTAGCTGGAATAACTATTAAATTTTGTGAATTATGAACAAACCATTCGTTAGTTTCATCATTAAAAGGAATACTATCTGTAAAATTTTGTGAATATATATTTTCCAAATAACTGATGTATTGAGCCATTTTAGGACAACCTTCTAAACAACCCATAATTTTACTATTAGGATAAAATTTATAGTTACTATTTCCAGAATTAGGTAATTCACCAATTAAAATTGACTCGACATCTAATTTATTATACATATCAATCATTGATCTTGATTGAATAAATGAAACTGGTAAAACTAAACCTCCATATTTATATAATAGTTGTGCTAAAGCTATTCCTCTAATTCTATTACGAATAGGGTCAGGGCTAAAAGCTAAATTATCTGGGATTTCTGGCAATAGTTTATGAAGACTATTATCATTAATTAAACAAATATGAAAATCATTATTATTTTTTTCAATAATAGTTCGCAAAGTTAAATATAGATAATCTTGATTTAAATTTTCTGTATTTCTGGAAAAGAAACTTTCCCATTTTCTTGCATTAATATCATAAGGTATATGTACCCAAATTATAGGTTTTTTAATATTCATCTTTGCTAAAGATTTATCACCTAGGAAAAATTTTTGTACTAAATCATAACCTTGTACTTGCTGTTTATCCTTTTGATCTTTTTCCCAATTATTAAATATAAATCCAACTATTAAAATTATTAATATAGAATATATAGCTTTTTCACTAATCATATATATAATAAAAATATTTTTATTATATATTTTTTTTAACTATCTTAATCTCCTCATTGATCTTAAAGCTTCCTTATTTTTTTCTCTAATCAATTCATCTTCTCTCAATAATCTAAAAGCTCTTTCGGCATTATTCCGATTATCTTTACTATTATTATCTGATAATAATTGTTTAGATTGTTCCATGGTTGGGATTGTAATCTTCTCATCTCTTTGTATTTTTAATTGTGACATACTTCGTTGTTCAATATTATTTATATCTTGATTAGTTATAGGTATTATAGATTCTTGATGAGCTTTTTTTAAATCTTCGAAAGCCAAACTACTAAAAATATCACTTGAATAATCTTCAGGTTTTTGTCTAAGTAAATCATAACCTCCACCCTGAATATCTTTTATTTCATTGAATTTAGATAATGTTTTAATTTTATTGCGTTTTTCTTCTAATTTTATTTCTTGTTGTTCCTTATTTAAATTTGAAAAATTTTCTAAATCTTCATCAGATCTTAACCAATTTTCATAACCAGAATTATTATACTCATCTTCTATTTTTGATTTTTCAAATAATTCATTAAACCATTTATTAAAATCTTTTTTAACAGTATTGCTAGCTAAAGCATTTTTAATTATTTCATCATTTTCTGGATTATCAAGTGTTTTATATTTAGAATGATCTTTTTTATTTGTCTCTCTAAATTCAAAAATACCATAAATTATCTTATAAGCTTTTGAAAAAAATAAAAAATATTTTGGATCTAATCCTGATTTATCGGGATGAGTCTTTAATACAATTTTTTTAGCTTCTTTCATATCTTTTTCTGAAAAATTTTCACTAATAGAAAATAAAGATAATAATTCTTGTAAATTGTAATTATCAATATTTAAATCAATATTATCCATATTTATAAATTTATATATTATAATATATAAATGAAAAATACTAAAAAATCGAAATATTATAAATCCAAAAAAATAAACCAAAATAAAAAAATGACTACACAAAAAAAGAAGAAACGATCCAAAAAAAAAAATAAAGCTGGTGTATTAACCCTTATAGAACAAGATCAACTTTTATCTTTAATAAGATATACATATTTTCAAAATCAAAGTATATCACCTATTATAGAAAAAATATCTACTATTGATCTCGCCAATATCATTAATATTTTATTACATCAGATTAATAATAAAGAAACATATATTCCCCCTGAACAATATAATTTAAATGTGAGTCTATATCAATTATTAAATCTTTATGCTAATGATAAAATTAGAAACATTGATTTTAAAAATAAAACAAAAAAAGAATCAAAAATTACATATTCTTTACATGCTCTTGAACAAATGGATTTACCTAAAAGAAAAATAACCAAGAATCATGTTGAAGAAATCATAAAAAATAAAGAATATACACTTACAGATAATGATACAAGAAGAGTATATCTTGATAGAAATAGTGATCCAAACAATTGGATTAAAATAATAACGAGTAATAAATCGAATCCACACGTTATTACAGCAATAAGAAATGATCCTATTGATCTAGATTTTTCATATTCAGCTTTAAACTTTTTAAAAGATAATGATATTAATAAAGAACAAATATTAGATATCATTAAATTTGGAAAAGCTGAACCATTTGAAAAAGATAAATTAATCATTAGAGTTAACAAATTTTCTGTTGTTACTTCAAAAAATAAAAAAAAAGTGTTATCTATAAGAATGCTATAATTTATAACTTAGTTAGCATGCGATTGACAACGTTGAAAAAATTGTAGTAAACCATCCTTGTCTGCACCTACACTAGAATCATCAGGAATATACCAGTGTTCTAAATTTTGTTTACCTGCATAGAATGCTAATAATGCAGGAATACCTTTTACCATTTTTTTTTGTTTAAAAGATGCATAAAGTTCTATATGTTCATCTATATCTACCTCACAATAACCTATATTATCACATAGTTGATCTCTAAGTTTTATGCAATCATTTTTAATTATTTTGCAAGGACCACACCAATCTGCTGTAAATTTTATAATTATTAACTGAGGTACAGGAGCATTTTTCTGAAAATTAATTAATTGCTCTTTTGTAATTTCATCTAAAATTCTCACCATCTATTTTATAAATAAATAAATTATTTTTAAATATTTTATCTAAATTATAGAATTAGCAATTTCTCCAAATCTTCAATTTTTAATTCAGGTGTTTTTACGTGACATTCCCAAAAAAATTTACAAAAACTCCATTCAAAATCATAATCTAATTTATAATGTTGATGTAGATTATTTAATAATAAATCAGAAATATTTTTTGGTAATAAATTTAAACTATCTCTTGGTAGTACATATGCTAATTGTATATAAGTATTTATTGGATTTTTTATTTTCTTTTCCAAAAATTTTGTTTCAAAAAAAGGTATAAATGTTAATAAATCCTTGAAAAGAGGTGGATAATTATAATTATATTTATATCTCCAATCAATACAATCACTTCTATAATAATAAAAATTCCACTCTAACATACTCAGATAATTTATACAAATTTGTTTTTTTCTATCATCATCAATATCTATCTCAAATAAAGATTTATAATATCTATATTCCCATCCTTTTTCATAAGGATTAATAAAAAATTCTGTTTTTCTGTTTAAAAGAGGAGTATTTTTAAATTTATCTTCTTCAGTTAATTTTCTATGTTTAATATTTTCCCATTTTTTTCTAATTTTATACTCTTCTATTATTAATTTATCTTCATTTTCCGCTAATATTTCAATTAGTTTTCTAAAACATTTCCAATTAATATTATCATTTTTAATGAAAAAATTATTTAAATTTTTATTGATATTATTGTAAATATTTAATAATATATCAATTCCATTTGTTCTTATATTTAAACTAGGAAAATGGGGCATAAAATCATTTCCTAACAAAAAACATATAAAAATATAATCCTCTATCAAATTAAATTTTTTATCAAAATCTATTTTTTCATATATATCTATTCCCACCATTTCAATAACTAATTTCTCACTAAATTCTGGAATATCTATTATATAATTTCCATTTTCTTCTAATGATTCATCTATATTTTTTATAAAATATGGGGTTTCTCTAAATAAATATAAATTTTTCGAATAATTTAGATGATTTAAAGTAAGCATTATTAAATCTGCATCTAATCCATAGATTACAGTAGAAGTATTTTTATGATAATCAGGATTTTTTCTAATATATTCATAAATTTTATGTTCACCCTCTCCTGCATCTTTACTGGAAGAGATTATTATATTTTCATTTGTAAATTGTTTATATAATGTATTATGTAATTTTTCCATAAAATTTGTACCTGGAGTAATTGAAGCAGAATTCCATTTATTTTTAATATCATTGTGAATAGATTGCATAATTTGATTTTCAAACCAAGATTTATATCTTCTATTTTTTTGTTGATTTAATTTGGCAACTGGAGCTATTCCATCAAAAGATATTAAAATTTTTTTTTCAGGATTAATAATTTTTATATAATTCTTTATTTTTTCACAAGTTAAATTAATTAATTCATTTTCAAATTTATCTTTATCTGAAAATTTTAAACTAGATAAACAATCATAAATAATACCATTACAATCCATATATAAATTATCAAATTTATATGGATTATTTTTAAAATTTTTTAAAATTTGCCTATGTTGTTTTACAATATAGGAAAAGTAACTGGGAATACCCATTCTATATAAAATTCTATAATATTTTTTATACCTTTTTATTAATTATTTAATTTTGTTAATTTAGTAAAATAAATAAAAATTAAATCCTATATTTATAGAATATGAGTCAAAAAAAAAATAAGAATCTTGAAAGTAACATAAAGTTTATAAACGATAAAATAATGTATTTTCAAGATATAATACAAAATACAATCATATCATCTCAAAAATATAAATTTTTAGATATACTATCAGCTAATGATATTAATATTTGTATACAAAATTTAGAAATATTATTTAATCAATTAAACCAAATATCATTTAAAATACATAGTTATGTTAATGAAAATATTACACCGAATATTGATGAAATTGTTAATAGTTTACAGCAAATTAATAATGAACTTTCAAGCATAATTAAAAATAATGGAACAAATAATTTAGATGACTTAGTAAAAATATGTTTAGGTAAAGATTTTGAAAAAAAATATTGTCCAACTCAAGATCTTAAAGATAAATATGAATTATTAAGTAAATATTTACATCCAATTGGATATAAAGTAATTCCATGGAAAAATAGTGATAAGTCCAATAAATCACAAAAATCAGAAAATAAAGAAATAATTTTACAAAAAAATAAAATTATTGAAGACTGTGCAATTGTAGAACATTCTAAAACACTAGATTGTTTTGATTTAGCAAGAACAAAAAGAAGTTTTCAAATTAGAGTTTATGGAATAAAATTATCAATTCAGGATCCATCACAAAAACAAACTCTTATAATATCAGGTGTAGTAGATGATATATTATTAGACTGTATTAATAATAATTTTTTGTCAAAAACTCTAAAATTTATAGAAGAAGATAAGCCTAATGATAAAGATTTTATGGAGTTATCTTGGAATAAATTTATAGAATCATTATCTCTTAAACAATTATTTATATATGATAAAAATGAAATTTATGAAAAATATTTAGGTTATATTAATCAAATTCATTTAATTAAGAGAAAAACGATAAATCAAGTAGTTAAAGAATTTTTAGGTAGTGAATTATTTATGCAAAGAACAACTTTAATACAATTATTAATTAAATCTTATGAACCAGATTTTCAATATCTAGCATATCTATTATATGATTTATTATCAAATGATCAAAATAATAATATAGATACTCAAGAACAAACTTTATTGTTTGATAGTTTTCCTTGGCCTGTTAAAAAATATTTCAGAGATTGTATGAAACAAACTATTGAATATACTAATAATTTATCTAATTTTGACAATAATAAAATACCGATTGAACAACAAATATGTTTAATGAAAACTAGTGATAATGTTAAAGAAAAAGCAATGCAAAAATTAAAGGAACTTAAATCAAAATCTGATGATTCTGGTTCAAAGGCCAGACAATACTTAGATGGTTTATTAAAAATTCCATTTGGGGTATATAAAGAAGAAAATATTTTAAATAAAATTAAAAGTATTAAGGATGAATTTCAAGTTATAGTAAACTGTAGTAATAAAATTAAATTAACAGAAATTGAGAATCGTGAAAAATATAATAGCCTTGAAATAATAAATATCTTATCAACCCTGAAAGAAAATAGTAAAGATTTTTTAACAAATAAAATAAAAGATAATTGTTTAGATAAAATAGTTTCTAACAAAAATAGAAATGAGTTAATTAATATTTGTATAAATTTTAATAATTTTTTAAAGAAACATGAAATTAAGAATTTTAAAATAACATATTCTAATAAAAATATTAATACCATTAAGTCTCAAATAAATGATTTTTTTGATATTATAAAAAATAATAGTTTAATATTGGATGAAATTATTAATGAATATATTGATGATAAAACATCTTTTATAACCTTAAATAATTTGAATCATTACATTGATAATATAGAAAGTCAACAAAAGGAAATAACTGATTATATGATAAATATGAATTCTACTTTAGAAGAAGCTGTGTATGGCCATACAAAAGCCAAGCGACAAGTTGAAAGAATTATTGGTCAATGGATAAATGGAGAAAAAACTGGATATTGTTTAGGTTTTGAAGGTCCTCCAGGTGTAGGTAAATGTCTAGCAAAAGACACACCTATTATGCTCTCAAATGGTGAAATAAAAATGGTTCAAGATATAACTATGGAAGATAAATTAATGGGTGATGATAGCACACCACGAAATGTATTAGCATTAGGAAGTGGTGTAGAAAAAATGTATAAAATACAGCAAATAAAAGGAGATGATTATATAGTAAATGAAAGTCATATCTTAAGTCTTAAAATGAGTAAAGCAGGTAAGAAGGGAGATAAACATCAAATGATATTAGGAAGAAGATATTTTAAAAATGATATCGTAGATATTTGTATCAAGGATTATTTAAATTTGCCAAAATATTTGAAAGATTGTTTGAAAGGATATAAGGTTGGTTTAGATTTTATAGAAAAAGAATTGGATTTAGATCCATATGCATTAGGGTATTGGTTAGGAGATGGGGATTCTTCAAGATTTACAATAACTACAATTGAAAAAGAAATAGTAGATTATTTTAAAGAATATGCATTATCAAATAATTTACAAATAACTCAAGGAAAAACCGAAAAAAGTAAAATAACATATCATTTATCAAGTGGATTTATTGGAGGTAGAAATGATAAAAATAAACTTTTAAATTATCTTAAAAATCATAAGTTAATAAATAATAAGCATATTCCAGAAATATATAAATGTAATTCCAGAGATAATAGATTAAAAGTGTTAGCGGGTTTAATTGATAGTCATGGTTATTATAATAAAGTAAATAATTCATTAGAAATAACTCAAAAAAATAAGAAATTAGCAGATGATATTCTATTTTTAGTTCGCTCATTAGGATTTTGTGGAACAATGAAAGAATGTACAAAATCTTGTATGTATAAACATGAAAAGAAATCAGGACAATATCATAGAATTATAATAAGTGGTAGTGGTCGTGAAAAAATTCCAGTATTATTAGAAAGAAAAAGACCAAAACAACATAAACAGATAAAAGATGGATTAAATACTGGAATAAGAATTGTTCCTTTAGAAGAAGATAAATATTATGGATTTCAAATAGATGGTAATTCAAGATTTTTACTAGGAGATTTTACAGTAACACATAATACAAGTTTAGCAAAAAAAGGAATAGCTAATTGTTTAATAGATGAGTTTGGTGAAAGTAGACCTTTTGCATTTATTGCTATGGGTGGATCTTCAAATGGTAGTACTTTTGAGGGACATAATTATACTTATGTGGGTTCAACATGGGGAAAGATAGTGGATATTTTAATTGAAAAAAAATGTATGAATCCTATAATTTTTATTGATGAACTTGATAAAGTAAGTAGAACAGAACATGGTAAAGAAATAATAGGAATTTTAACACATTTAATTGATTCTTCCCAAAATGATTCCTTTCAGGATAAATACTTTAATGGTATTGATTTAGATTTATCAAAGGCTTTATTTATTTTTTCATATAATGATGCTGAGCTTATAGATAAAATTTTATTGGATAGAATTCATAGAATAAAATTTGAACACTTAACTTTGGATGATAAATTAATAATTACCAAAAAATATATCTTACCTGAAATTTTTAAGAAAATCGGTTTAGAAAATGTTATAGAGATTCCAGATAATGTAATTCAATTTATAATTAATTATTATACATATGAATCAGGTGTTAGAAAATTAAAAGAAATATTATTTGAAATTCTTGGAGAGATAAATTTAAGTATATTAAAAGATAATAAGATTTTTCAAATACCATATAAAGTAACTATAGACTTAGTAAAGGAATATTTAATAGAAAGACATGAAATTAATAAAGTTAAGATAAATGAAATTTCAAAAGTAGCTGTTATTAATGGATTATGGGCAAATGCACTGGGACAAGGTGGTATTTTACATATTGAAGCAAATTTTTTTCCATCGTCTACATTTTGTGACTTAAAACTTACAGGGATGCAAGGAGATGTAATGAAAGAAAGTATGACAGTAGCAAAGACTCTTGCTTTTTCTTTATTGACACCACAACAATTATCAAAAATTAATGAAAAGTTTGAAAAGAGTAAAAATCAAGGCATTCATATTCATGTTCCAGAAGGGTCAACACCCAAAGATGGTCCTTCAGCTGGTACAGCGATTACTACTGTTATTTATAGTTTATTAACAAATAAAACAATTAAAAAAGAAATAGCAATTACGGGAGAGATTTGTCTACAAGGAAAGGTTACAGCAATTGGAGGGTTAGATTTAAAAATTTTGGGAGGATTAAATGCAGGTGTTAAAACATTTATATATCCAAAAGAAAATAATAAAGATTACAAATTATTTATGGATAAGTATAAAGATACACAAAATTTAGATGATATTTCATTTATAGAAGTTCAACATATTTCAGAAGTGTTAAAAATCGTTTTTGTTTAATAAAAAAAATATGATAATAAATTATGAATAATTATTTATTAATATTAGTATTTATTGGTTTATATGTTTCTAATATTACAGATAATATAGAAAATAATTGGGGTGGTGATCCAAGTTTAGTATCTTGGCCAGAGTAGATGTTTATAATATATATTTATCTATTATATATATATTATAATGGCAGTTGATGGATTACAATTTACTTTATCAAATTTATTCCAATTTTGTGCATTTATCTCTCCATTTTTGCTAGGATTTTTTTTAGTTATGAGTTCTATATTTAACCAAGATATAAAAGGTTTTGTATATTTAGCGGGAGTATTAATGGCAACAGTTATAAATATTCTTTTATTAAATATTATTAGAAGTGAATCAAGAAAAGATAGATCACCAATTTGTGATTTAATAGGTATAAATATATTTGCTGCAGGAGGTACATTTGATAATCCTAATTTAAGTTCATCTTTTATTGCATTCACAGCAGCATATTTACTATTACCAATGATTTATAATAAACAAATGAATTGGATGGTATTATTATTTTTAATTATTTTATTTATAATTGATGTATTTACCAAGATAACAAATGGATGTACACAAGCACCTGGTGTATTTACAGGAGTATTAATAGGATTAATATTAGGATCTCTTTGGTATTCTTTGTTACAAGCCACAGGTAATCAAAAATTAACATATTTTAATGAATTTATTAGTAATAATGTAGTTTGTAGTAGACCGCAAAAACAAACATTTAAATGTGCAGTTTATAAAAATGGTGAATTGATAAAAAATAATATAGTTTAAGCTAAATTAATGTAAGACTCCAGAAGTTATAAAATAATCCAATTGACTATCAATTTGTTTTTTAACACCTTGCATTTGGAAACTATCAATTAATAATTTATCATTATATGGTCTATTATAAAAATTATTTTTAAAATTTTGAATAACATTATAAGAAACAGCTCTTTTATATAAATCTAAATATTCTATTGTTAAAATAGGTTTTTGAATTCTTTGATTAACAATATTATGAAATGTCCAGAGAAAACGTTTTAAATCATCTTTATTTTTGATATTTTGTAAATTACCTCCTTTTAAGGTTTCTATAGCATGTTGAGCACATTCTGGACAAGGTAAATTTTTACAAATTATTTGTATTAAAGCAAGAATATCTTTACAATTTCCTCTAATATAATTATCATCTAATTTTTCAGCTAAGGTGTGAAATAATAACCAAACAGCATTACCCCATTGTTCTTTGTTTACCATAATAATATAAAGATAAGATTTTTATTATAGTATGAATTACGAAATAGAAGAAAATTTTGATTGGAAAATGGAACTAAATAAAGAAGATATTAATTTAGATGTATCTTTTTGTTTAATTTCAGGAGAACCTTTGACGGATGGTAACATAACATTACCGTGTAATCATTCTTTCAATTATTATTTTTTATATACAGAAATAATAAAACAAAAGAATAATAAATTTGAAAGTAAAAAATTAACATATAAGCAAATTAAATGTCCATATTGTAGAGAGATTCATAATAATTTATTACCATTTTATAATTTACCAAACATAAAAAAAATATATGGGATAAATAGTCCAGAGTCACTGACATTTAAGTTTAATAAATGTGATTATATTTATAAATCAGGAAAAAAACAAGGATGTTTATGTAATAATAATAATGCAATAAATACAAAATTAGGAAATTTTTGTAAAAATCATTACAAGTTGCAATGTATAGAAATTTATAAAAATAATATAAAAAATCCTTTAGAAAAACTAAAAGTTCCAGAATTGAAGTTAATTCTAAAAAAAAATAACTGTAAGGTAGGAGGTAAAAAAGAAGATTTAATAAAAAGAATAGAACTAATGAAGAAAGATAGGGGAGAAAGTTGGATAGATTAAATAATTTAAAGAAATATAGTATTTAAAATATTTCTTTAAGTACTTTTAAAATATATTTTTCCCCAAAAACCCAATTTTTCATTTTCAAAGCATAATGGTCACAATTTTATAAATTATATTTTTAAAAAAATTTTTTGAATTTTCAAATTTTATTTTCAAAAATCAAAAATGGACATTTTTTTTATGTCCAATTTTGAAAAATGGATCTAAAAATTTTTTAAAAAACTCAATTTTTCATTTTAAACCATAATGGTCTGTTTTTAAAAATTAGTTAAAAATATGTGTTACCAAAACTTTTTTTCAACTTTTTTTATCAAAAATTTTCAATGATAACATTATGATAACAAAAAGTCGCAAAAAGTCGCACTTGGCTTTTTTTGCCACCATAAATGTATTGATACTTAAAAAAATAATTTATCAAAAATGAGACGAATGATAACATTTGTCGCAAAAAGTCGCACTTTTTAATTTTTTAATGATAACCAAAAATCGCAAAAAAGTCGTAAAAAGTCGCAATAAATATTTTATTTGAATAATATGACCATATATCGTAAGAATTAGTTATATTAACATTTGTAAATGATAGCATAAAAAATAGATGATAACATATGATAACAAAAGTCGCTATTTTTAGTAAGTTATTTAAAAAGTAAATATTTATATAATATAAACGCAACAATGTCTGAAAAAAATAATAAAAAATTTATATGTCATAATTGTAATTACTCTACTGATAAAAAATACGATTGGAATAAACATTTATTAACTCAAAAACATAAAAATAATTTAAATTGTTTGTCTACTACTACCCAAGAAATAGTAAATAATGATCTAATTAATAATGAAAATAAAAATATGTGTATATGTGGTTCTATTTTTAGTAATAGGCATAATTTATCGCGTCATAAAAAATCTTGTTCATTTCTCAATAGTAATAATAATGAAAATTTAATTATTAAAATATCTGAATTAGAAAAACAAATTAGTAATAATAATGTAACAAATAATATTACAAATAATAATACTACAATAAATAATAATTTTAATATCAATTTATTCTTAAATAATGAATGTAAAGATGCATTAAATCTTGAAGATTTTGTTAATCAAATTCAAATTCAATTAGAAGATTTAGACTTTACCAAAAGTCACGGATTTATTAAAGGTATGAAAAACATTTTTGTTAGAGAATTAAATTTATTAGATCATACCAAAAGACCAATTCATTGTAGTGATCTAAAACGAGAAACACTATATGTTAAAAATAATAATGAATGGACTAAAGATAAACAAGAAACTGAACCTGTTTTAAATTCAGCAATTAATAAAGTTAGTAAAAAACAATCTGATAAAATTCAGGAATGGATTAATGAAAATGAAGAAAAATATCTTAATAAAGATAAATTTGTTGATGACTCTATAATGTTAATGAATAGAGCTACCCAATCTGGTGAAGAAGATAAAGTAATTAAATCTTTAGTTAAAGAAGTTTTGATTGATAAATAATAATATAAAAATATAACATTTATATATTATTATGAGCAGTGATAATGATGAAGAATCAAATATTTCTAAAGCAGAACTTATTGAAATTATAAAAGAATGGAGAACACTCGATGAAGAAATAAAGGCCATTCAAAAAGAAATAAAAGTTAGAAGAAATAAAAAAAAAGAATTATCTGATAAACTTATTAAAGTTATGAGGACAAATGATATCGAATGTTTTGATATTAATAATGGAAAATTATTATATACTAAAAGTAAATTAAAAGAAACTATCAATAAATCTTATCTAATGAAAGTAATTAATGATTATTTTAATGATGATGAAAATGTTGAGACTGAAAAAGTAGCAGATTATATATTAGACAATAGAAATACAAAGGTAAAGGAATCAATTAGATGTAAATTAGATAAAAAATAAAAATATATATAATTAATTTATATATGTTAGGAGAAAAACAATTTCCAGTAGCTATATTTATTGGTTTATTTATACTTGCTGCTATTATGGCTGGAATGGCTATAGGTAAATTTTTCAATGTAACATTAGATGCTTACTTACCTTATATAACATGGTTAGTTGCTTTAGGTATATTGGGAGCATTATTACCTAAAAATGTAGGTTCAATATTTCTAAAATAATATAATTATAATTTAAATAAATTTTCATTTATATTAATAAATGAAAATCGATAAAATATTTATTATTAATTTAGAAAATAGAACCGATCGTAAAGCTGAAGTCTTAAATGAAATGATAAAAATGAAAGCAAATGATTTATGTGAAATTGAAGTATTTAAAGCTATTCGTCCAAATAATGAACTATTGGAAAAATGGAATCCAAACTTTTTAGATCCAATGCCTCAATGGGCTATCCAAAAAAATATTAATCCTAATAATTATAAAATAGGCGCATTAGGATGTTTATTAAGTCATCTTACAATTATTCAGAAATCCTTAAGTTTAGGTTATGAAAATATATTAATTTTTGAAGATGATGCACAATTTTTATCTAGTAAGGAAGATTTGAAATATATTATAAATAAATATGGAAATTTTATCTCAAAATTTTTAAATAATTTTGGTATTTTTTATTTAGGTGGTAATAATTCTAGATTAGGAATGAGACATTTAATAGAAAATATTTATTTAACTTATGGAACTTTTACTACAAGCAGTTATATAATAAATAAAAAATGTATGAAATTTATTGTTGATAAAATAATAGGCTATCCAAAAGAAATTGATAAATTTTATTGTGAATTAATTCAACCTAATTTTCAATGTATAACTCTTCATCCTCCTATTGTTACTCAAAGAAAATCTTATTCTGATATTTTAAATCAAGAAACAGATTATGATTTAAAAACATTAAAAACTACCTAATATACAAATATGATTGTATTTTCAACTTGTTGGTATATATTCAAAAATAAATTTAATAATTCTATTTATTCAGATTGGATACATAATTTATTATCTAATGTTGAAAATTTTAAATTAGTTATTTATACCAATAATGAAAGTAAATTTATGGTAGAAAAATATTCAAATAATCCAAATATTAAAATAGTAATTTTGGAAATACACGAATTTTATAATTATAAATATAAAGATTTTTGGATTAAAAATCATGATAAAAATATTTATCTAAATCAAAAAATTGATTGGTTTGTTAATATGTTATGGAATGAAAAAATAAGTTTTGTCCAAAAAACATTTAAAGAAAAATATTTTATAGGAGATTGGTTTGGCTGGTTAGATATTGGTTATTTTAGAAATAGACATAATGATATTAAAATGACTACAAATTGGCCAAATCCTATTAAAATAAATTCTTTAAATCCTGATAAAATTTATTATGCAAAAATTAATAACAATAAAATTTATATAAATAATTTATTTTCTTTAATTAATAATAAACTAGAAAATGGACTATCAAAAGAACCAATTCCCCCACAACAAATTAGTATTGCTGGAGGTTTTTTTATTTTATTTTTTGATAAGGTAGAATGGTATCATAGTCTTCATGATAAAAAATTAAATTTATATATTCAAAATAATAGATTAGTTAAAGATGATCAAATAATTGTTGCTGATAATATATTTTCCAATATTTCAAGATTTAACCTAGTTAGCGAAAATTTACAATATGATAATTGGTTTTTATTTCAAAGATTCCTTTTGTAAATCTTTAATATTTTTAAGACTTGTTAAAATTTCTAATAATGCTTTTTCTATTACTAATATTTCATCATCAATATTTCTTTTATCACTAATTTCATCATCAATATTTCTTTTATCACTAATTTCATTATTATTTATTTTTTTATTATAAAAATCAATTAATTTATTATTTTTATAATTACTTTTATTTTTGTCTTCCATAATTTCTTGATAGATTGTTTCAAGTTTTTCAAAAGTTAAATTATTTAAAAACTCAAGATATATTTCTTGACTATTTTTAATATATTCTTTAAATAATGGTTTATACAAATTATCAATCAATATCAAATAACCTGTATAACAAATAATAAAATAATTTTTTTGATCAGCTATTTCTCTTAAAAAATAAAAATTATTTAAATAACTTTTATTATCATTTTCATTTATCTTTTCTAAAAAAGGATCAATTAGTGGATCAATATAAATACAAAATACTTTTGATCTATATTTATTTAATGATTGAAATAATTTATATTCTAAATTATTATATCTTATACTTATTAAATCAAAATTTTTAGTTATATTACATTTATCTAAAATATTATCAAGAAGATTTTTATCTGATAAGTCAAAATCTTCTTTTATTATTGTTATTTTATTTTCAAATTTTTTAAAATTTGAAACAAGATCTTTAAAAATATATAAATCTGATTCAATATAATAACCTTTCCAATTTTTTTTAAATAACATAAATGTATTGGAATTGTAAATTCCACCCTTACTTCCTATATCTAAATATGAACCCAATTTTATATTTAATTTATCAAAAATATAGTTAATTATTCCATCTTCTCCATTTTCAGATTGGTTAGACTTTTTATAGTCAAATATAGACATAATTAATATTAATTATGTTAAAAATTAATTGATTTAAACATATTATAAAATGAAAATTATTATGAATAATATTCATATTAGTATTTTAATGCCTATTTATAATGGTATAGAGTTTCTAAATGAATCTTTACCTACAGTTTTATATCAGACTCATAAAAATTGGGAATTAATAATAGGAATCAATGGTCATACAAAAAATTCTACAACTTTTATTGAAGCTAATAAATATAAATCCGATAAAATTAAGATTTTAGATCTATTTAACATAAAAGGAAAATCAGATGCATTAAATGAAATGATTAAATACACAACTTACGATTGGATAGCATTATTAGATGTTGACGATAAATGGTTACCTAAAAAATTAGAAGAACAAATTAAATTAATAGAAAATTATGATGTTATAGGCACTTTGTGTAAATATTTTGGAGATTTAAATATAATTCCTAAAATTCCAATTGGTGATATCAGTAATGAAAATTTTTTAAGAGTAAATCCTATTATTAATAGTAGTGTTCTAATTAAAAAAGAATTATGTTTTTGGGATAATAAATGGGATGGAGTAGAGGATTATGATTTATGGTTAAAATTATATTTCAATAATAAAAAATTTTATAATTTAAATAGTGTAAATGTATTACATAGAATTCATAGAAATAGTGCATTTAATTCAAATGGTAATAATTTATTAGTTAGAAATTTATTAGAAAAATATTCTAATTATCATAAAAATAGGTATTGCTAATTGGATAACAAAATGTACAATTTATATCTCTATATTCACTTTTGGGCATATAACATGTATTAATTCTACCTGAAAAAAAAGCAGCACACCAAGATAGTCTACTTATTGAACAAAATAAAATTTCTGCATTAGCCATTATATAAAAATCAGTAAATTTATCATTTGATTGAACTTCACATTCAATATTATATAATTTACCTAATAATTCTTTAATTTTTTCAACATAAGCTTTTTCGTATTCAGTATTTAAAGAATCAGTAACTATTGCTACTGAATTAATTGATGTAATATCTTTTGATAATTTATTCAAAGCCTTAATTTTTTTATTTATAGGAATTGAATAACCATTTTTAGTTGCATTCCCTAATTTTACATGAATAACTAAATCATATTCAGGAATATCATTTGGAAAAGTAAACAATTTTTTAATACTTATTATTTCTCTCTTAGGTCTTATTAAATCTGTATCAACATTTGGAATAAATATAAAATGATTATTTTTTAAAATAAAGCTTTTAATTTCTTCTTTATAATTATGAAAAATCATATCATGAACATAACATTTTGTTAACATATAGTATTTACCTGGTGTAAGCTGTAAATTATTTTGAAATATTTGATAAAATTTGTCTTCATCTATTTCTTCAATAAGATTAGTTGGAATTGGAGTGAATGTTGTAAGATATTGTCCATTAAATTTAATACAAAGTACACAACACGCTAAATATCTAAATAATGCATTACCCATTCCTCCATTACAGTTAAAAACAAAATACATAATTAATTAAAATATTAATTAATATAAATAATTACTTATATTAATTATAATGTATTTTACTTTATGTATTCCTACTATGGATAGATTTGAGGACTTTCTTCAATATAATATTCTAAATTATCTTAGTAATCCTTTAATAAATGAAATTATTATTTGTGATGAAAATGGAAATGACATTAAAGATTTAGCTCAAATGTTGTCAAATTATGACTTAGTAGATTTGAATGCAGAGAATAAATTAAGATTATATATAAATAAACAAAGATTAGGTCCCTTTTTAAATAAAATACAGTGCTGTAAGTTAGCTAAAAATGATTGGATAGCATTAATAGACTCAGATAATTATGCTAATGAAGAATATTTTATAAATGCCAAAGATTATTTAACAAAAACCAAAATAGATAATAGTTGTAATTGTATAATTTCTCCATCTGAAAGTAGTCCTATATTCAATTTTGATGAATTAAAAAGAAAAATTCTCTCAAAACAAAATTTAAATTTATATAAAGATAAAAAATTTAAATTAGAAATATTAATGAATACTGGTAACTTTATTATAAATAAAAATTTAATTAATACAATTGATATTAATAAAGATAGTAAACTTATTCCTTATATATCAACTTGTGATGTTATATATTTTATTACTTTATTATTCGAACAAACTGATTTAAATATTCATGTTGTAGAAAATTTGAAATATTCTCATGTAGTTCATGACGGAAGTATTTATAAACAACAATCTCGTTATTTTAAAGATACAGAAGAAATAGTTCATGAGAGATTTAGAAATTTAACTTAAATAACAATCCAAGATTTTGGAAATAAATCATTGGTCTTTTTTTTAATTGCGTCTCCAAACCAAAGTGAGGGATAACATACAATTTTATTACTATCATCATTAAAATATGCTCCCCACCAACTAAATGTACTATTAGCTATTATATGGTTTTTGCAACAACTCATTAATAATAATTCCTGCCAATCCTCTAAGTTATCGGGGCAAGGTATAAATTCAATATTAGTAAATATATTTTTTAAATTATTTATATTTTTATTTATTATTTCTATATCTTTCTTTTCAAAAAAATATATAATTTTATTAATATTATCAATCTCTTTTATTTTATTGATGGCTTTTATATAATATTCACTAGGCAAAATAGGGTGACATTCTGGATTCTTAATATAATCACCTATTCTAAAATGTAAACTAATTGGTTGATCTTCTAATAAATCTTTATAGTTTTCTTTTGTAAATTCTCTAAGTTTATCAATACCAATTAATCTTTTAATATTTTCATAATTTTTAACAAAATATTTTTCACTTTGAAAATATCCATTTAATTTGTAATTTTTATTATTTTGTAATGGAAGTTCAGACAAATCATAAAATGTTGAATCATGATTCTCTTTAATAACAACATATGGTTCTTCAAATTGAATAACAAATCTTTGTAATATTTTAAAAATATTATTCCAATATGTTGGTCTTTTACTTTGTTTATCTAAGGGTGATACTATATCATTTTTGTAAACTGGTAACTTAAAAGGTATTTTAAGCTCAAATGATAAATTAATTAATGCAAATATTTGAAATAGTTGGTTTCCTAATCCTCCCATTAAATTTAAATATAACATTAAATAAATAATTGAATTATATTTAAATAATTAAAATATAATATTAATATGGAATTATTATTTGTTGAAAAGATTATCAATAATATTAAAGAAGATAAAGAAAACTCTTGGTTATGTAGTTCTTTGGAATTTAAAAAGAAAGATACCAAACCAATTTATATTAATAATAATCTTCCTCATATGATTAATAGTACATCAAGAAAAAATATGTATTCGTGTGGTATTTGTTGTAAAAATTTACAGAGTAAAATCTGGTTTCAAGAGTGTGAAACTGATTATGATATTGCTTGTAGTCATATAAAATGGATTTTAATTGCGAGAGAATATAGTAGACAACAAGATATAAATAAACCACCTTGGCCAAATAAGTATTTATTTCCTACTACATATGAACAAGTTAAGTTATGTGGTATAATTAATGATAACTTAAATAAACCTAATTTAAGACAAACCTATTTTAGTGATGCATTCGAAAATATAGATTCTCTGCATCCTTATCCAATAATGTATGATACAATTTATTTTCCTGATATCATATATATTAATAATGTTATAGTAAAATCGAAAGGTGTATTTTCTTGTAATTGTGATTTAGATAAATATTATAAAAGTTTTAATAAAAATTTTAATTGTCATCATTGTATTAATATAATAAACTTTGAAAACGAAAAACAGAGATTGAGAGAATTTATATTATTTTTGGTTTTTAAATATTTTGATCTAGTTTAATAACTTATTTCTTTAAATAATTTTTTTTATTACACCTTTGAACATTTTAAATGCTGATTATTCTATTTTAAAATGAACGATTCTACCTGTTTCTAATTTAATTGACAACTCAATGGTAAATTTATTTACTTTAACCATATTAATTATTTCTT